ATTGACCAGTACATCCCAACGATTGCTACTGGATCGCTGTCGCTGGCGTTTGGTGACTTCAAAGAGGCTTACACCATCGTGGATCGCATCGGCGTTCGCACCCTGCGCGACCCCTACACCGCCAAGCCCTACATCCGCTTCTACTCTACGAAGCGAACAGGGGCTGGAGCTGTGAATTTCGAAGCTGTTAAGTTCCTGAAATTCTCAGCTTGACCGCCTAAGTTCATGGGCCGGGTCATCCCCGGCCCGCTTCACATCCTGAAAGGTAAAAACCATGTCCGACTTGAAAAACAACATCGCGGCGGTTCTCGCCCTGTCGCCCGCCGTGCATTCAGCCACCAAGGCTGACGCCACCATCATCGACCTGCAGGGCGCTGGTTCTGCCACGGTCATCATTAACACCGGCGCCATCGCTGGCGCGGGTGACTACACCATCAGCCTGCGCCACGGCGATGCGTCTGACCTGACGGGAGACGCCGCAGCCAGCGGCGACGACCTGCTGGGCGCCTTCCCCGCCACCCTGGCGGCGGATTCGTCCTATGCGGTCGGCTATCGCGGCGGCAAGCGCTACGTGCGCGTTGTCATCACCAAGAACAGCGGCACCTCGATTGCCGCTGGAGCGGTGATCATCAAGGGCCACCTCGCCCTGGCTGGGGCCGTCTGATGCGTGAAGCTCCCTCTTCGGAGGGCGCTTTGCAGATCACAAGGACACCATGATCGTCACCCAAACCACCCCACCGGCCTACCTGCCGTTGACGCTCACAGAGGCAAAGCTGCACCTGCGCGTTGACGGCACGGACGAGGATGCGCTGATTGCGTCGTTCATCGGCGCAGCCGTGGACACCTGCCAGCAAATCACCAGACGCAGCCTCATGGCCCAGGCGTGGAAGCTGACGGTTGACGACTTCGCCGACGAAATTGCTTTGCCATGGCCCCAGGTGCAGGCGGTGCAGGCGGTGCAATACAAGGACGCAGACGGCGCCACGCAGACGCTGGCGACATCGGTCTATGAACTGGCTGGCGACAAGGTTTGTCTGGTGCCAGGCCAAACATGGCCCACCGTGCGCGGTGGATCGGGTTCGGTGTGGATCAACTACACCGCAGGCTACAGCGCAGGCAATGAAGCCGCCCAGCAAGCCGCCGTGCCCTACGGCATCAAGGCATGGCTGCTGCTGACGGTGGGCACCCTCTACGCCAATCGGGAAAGCGTGCAAACGGGCGTGTCTGTGGCCGCGCTGTCTGACCGCTTCGCTGATTCGCTGCTTGACCGGTTCAAGGTGTACTGATGCAAGCCGGACGCCTCAATCGCCGCGTCACGCTGCAGAGCCCGTCGCAATCTGTCGACGAGCTAGGACAGCCCATCCCCGGCTGGACGGATGTAGCCACGCTGTGGGCTGACATTCGCATGAAATCGGGCCTAGAAAGCATCAAGGCAGGCGCACCGGTATCTGTGGTGCAGGCATCCATTCGCGTGCGCTACAGGGCCGGAATTACGGCTGGAATGCGCCTGACGCACAACTTGCAGGCGTTCAACATCGTTGCAGTGATGCCGGATGTGGGCGGGCGGGGATACGTTGATCTTGTGTGCGAAGTGGTGAACTGACATGGGCATGGCTGTACGGATGAACGTCACCGCGTTCAAAGAGCAGCTGCGCGCCGAGTTGGATAAGCTCCACGCAGCCACCAGGCCAGCAGCGCAGGCAGGCGTGCAGATCATCTATGACCGTGCCCGCATCAATGCCCCGGTGTCTACGGCCGCGCACATGTTTCACGGCACGCACGCGGTCTACGGCCCGTATAGCCCCGGAAACTTGCGGGACTCCATCTATCAAGTTTTCAGCAAAGACAACTCGTTTAAGGACGTCAGCGTCTATCACGTCAGCTGGAACAAGGACGAAGCCCCCTACGGGTTCATGGTGGAGCTAGGGACAAGTAGGGCGCCGGCCCACTCGTTTATCGGCCGTTCGGTTGTCGAAACCCGCGCCCAGGTGCGAGAAGCCATCAAGACGCGCTATCTCGAAGAGGTCAACAAATGAGCATGGAAGGCGACCTCAACACGCTGCTGAAAACCATTTGCCCGCGCACGTTTCCGGACGTGGCGGACATTGGGACGGCACCTCCGTTTATCGCCTGGCAGTTGCTGGGTGGTGAGTCTGTCCGCGCGCTGGACAACACCGCACTGGATAAGCGCAACAGCTATCTGCAGGTGGCCGTCTACAGCCTGACTCGCGCGGAGTCGCTGACCAAGATTCGCGCCGCAGAGGATGCGATGTGCGCAAGCACTGCATTTACCTGCATCCCCATGGGCGAGCCGCTGGCTACCTATGAACCCGACACCAAGCTCTACGGCGCAATTCAGCGCTTTTCTATCTGGGCAGCCAGATAACTGATTAGGCGAAAGCCAACCAAGCAAGCCCCTCCTGGGAAACCGGGCGGGGCTTTTTCATGCCCTTTGAGGGCAGCAACCCGACCCGCCCAGCGCGGGTTTTTTCATTTCTGAAAGGCCCTCACCATGGCACTGTATTTCCCTGAAGGCTCTAGCCAACAGTTCTCGCAGACGTTCGCGACTGCAAAGACCATTACCGCACTGACCAATGCCAACCCGGCAGTGGCAACCAGCGTAGCCCACGGCTACACCACGGGGGATGAAATCCTCATCACGTCCGGCTGGGAAGACATCACCGACAGCGTCGTGAAGATCACGGTGCTGACCGCTGACACGTTCAGCCTGACCGGCGTGGACACCAGCAACACTGGTTTCTACCCGGCAGGCACCGGCACCGGCACGGCGCAGAAGGTCAGCGGCTGGACGGCCATTCCCCAGGTGCTGACCATCTCTGGCTCTGGTGGTGACGCCCGCTTCACCGACGTGCAGCTGCTGGCCCGCCGCAACTCGCTGAAGATCCCGACCGGCTTCAACGCCACCAGCATCACCCTGTCGCTGGCCCACGATGCCGCGCAGCCCGGTTATCAAACCATGCTGCAAATCTCGCGCAACCTGTCCAAAGTGGCCTTCAAGCAGGTCATCTCGGGCGGCGCTGTGACCTACGGCTATGGCTATCTGAACGTGTCCGAGCTCCCTAAGCTCAACTCGTCTCAGGTAAATACTGTAGATGCAGCGATGACTGTGATTGGCCGCTCGCTCAGCTATTGATCCACGGCGAAAGCCACCCCAGCACCGACGCATCCACGTTCGTTCCTTCGCAAGGGACGGCGTGGGTGCGCACGGGCATTTTTAACCCTTGCGAAAGACTAAAAAATGGCAACCAAAATCAAGCTGGGCGCCCGCCCAAAATCGTTCGTGCGCGTCGTCACGTTCCCCATGCTGGAGGGCGGCACAGGCTCCATCGAGTGTACTTTCCGTTACCGCACCCGCAGCGAGTTCGGAGTTTTCATTGACAAGCTCATTGAAGCCGCTGGCGCGAAAGACAAGCCCGAAGGCGACAAGTTCAGCATGGCCGAACTCATGGAAAAGACGGCAGGCCAAAACGCCGAATACATCCTCGACGTTCTGGAAAGCTGGAACCTCGATGAAGACCTGACAAAGCCCAATGTGCAGCAACTGGCCGACGAGCTGCCCGCAGCTACTGCAGCCATCATGGAAACCTATCGCACGGCCTGCATTGAGGGGCGCCTGGGAAACTGAAGGCGGCAGCGGCAGCGCTGTACGAGAAGGAGGAAGGCCCACCGGCCAACCCCTTCCTTGCAGCGCTGGCTGCGCGCGGCGGCGAGCGGGTTGTGGAGGTATGGCCGGACAACCATGCCGCCTTCAGCTTGTTCATCTCCCTCGGCACCCAGTGGCGCGTCGGCATGGGGGGCGCTACAGGGCTGGACTACAGCGCCGTGTACCCACTGCTCGACCGGGCAGCCAAAGACCCACAAGAGTGGGACGAGATGTTTTCAGACATCCAGGTAATGGAGGGCGCGGCGCTCAAGCAAATGAGCGAGAACCGCTCAGACACATAGCCGCCTCCGGGTGGCTTTTCTATTTCTGGGCTCGCTTCGGCGGGCCTTTTTCATTTGTGTACCCATGGCATCTGACCTGCGAATTCAGGGCGAGGTAGTCGTTAACTCGGAACAGGCAGAAAGTGCCTTTGACCGGGTTGGTGACAAAGCGTCGCAGATGGCCAATGAGGTCGCCACGTCCGCGAACAAAGCAGGCCAGGCCGTTGACAAGATCGGGGACGGCGCAGGGGCCAGTGCCGAAAAGTTCACCCGCGCAGAAAGCCGCATCTCGGCATCCATCAAGCGGGCAACGACAGAGCTAGAGCTTCTTGGCAAGACTGCATCTCAGCGCCTGGAATTCAACATCGCGGACAAGGGCCTGGACGCATCCAAGTTTGAGCCAGCCCTGAAGAAGCTGCGCGAGATCGAGGCCCAAGCCATGCAGGCGCAGCGCGCCGCCACCGGCTCGCTGGACAAGATGGGCGTGTCTGCCGCCCAAACCGCTGCCGCATTGCGTGGCGTGCCAGCGCAGTTCACCGACATCGTGACCAGCCTACAGGGTGGGCAAGCGCCGCTCACCGTGTTTCTGCAACAGGGAGGCCAGCTACGCGATATGTTCGGGGGCGCTGGCAACGCCGCCCGCGCGCTGGGCGGCTATGTGCTGGGGCTGGTGAACCCGTTTACCATCGCCGCCGCCGCTGTGGCCGGTTTTGCCGTGGCCTACAACCAGGGCAGCAAAGAAGCTGAAGCGTTCAACAAGACGCTGATCATGACAGGCAATGCCGCTGGCACGTCTGCTGACAGCCTCAGCGACATGGCCCGCGCCATTGATGCCACAAGCAACGGCATCACCCAATCCAAAGCCGCTGAAGCGCTCAATAGCATTGCAGCATCCGGCGATGTGGCATCCGACAAGCTGCAGCGCTATGCACAGGTGGCAATCGAGTTTGAGCGGGCAGGGGGCGGTGCGGCGGACGAAGTGGCAAAGGCGTTTTCCAGCATGGCAGGCGACCCGCTGGCAGCGGTGGAAAAACTCAATAAATCTACCAACTTCCTCACGGCTGAAATCTACAACCAGATCAAGGCATTGGAAGATGAAGGCCGCAGCACCGATGCTGCCCGCGTTGCGCAGGATGCCTATGCATCCATGCTGGATCAGCGCATCCCCAAGCTGAAAGACAACCTCGGGCTGCTGGAACGCGGCTGGATGGGCGTCAGGGACGCAGCCGCCGAGGCGTGGGATTCCATGCTGAACGTTGGGCGCGCGCAAACGCTTGGTAGTCGCCTGCAAGCTGCAGAAAAGCTGCTGGCAGATTATGAAAACACGCTCCCCGGCAAGCGCACCACAGAGCAAGTTGCAGGGGTGCAAGCCGCTGGCGGCGTGGACGGTTTGCGCAACCAGATCGCCGGGCTGCGCGAGCTGATGGAAACCCAGCGCAAAGCCGACGAGCAGCAGCGCGCAAACAACCAATCCACCCAGGCCGCCATCGACCTGAGCAAGCAGGCGTCCCAGTTTGACACCGACCTGGAAAAACAGCGCAAGGCCGTGGCCCAGGCCACAGAGCTATACAGCAAAGCCCTGGCCGCAGGCAACCTGAGCGAATCCGCCCGTGCCCAGCTGGAAAAGGACTACCTCAAAACGGTCGCAGGCATCACTGCCGTGAAAGAGAAGCGCGCTACCAGCACGCGCAAGGAAAACAAAGACCTTGCCGACCAATCGCGCATCTTTGCCGAACTGGCCGGGGTTTCCTCGACCTACTACACAGATCTGGCAGCGGCCCAGGCGCAGCGTGCCAAGGGTAATATCAGCGAGGCGCAGTACGTCGCCTACGTGGAAGAGCTGATCCAGAAACAGCCATTCGCCGTGGCGCTGGCGAAGGAAGAAGCCAAAGCGCAGCAAACCCTTTCCAAAGCCGACCTCGACGCCGCCGCATCCCGCGAAAAGTACCTCACATCGCTCGCCACTGGCCTCGACAAAATCCAAGCCGACATTGCCGCGCAGATCGAAGCCACCGAGCGCATGGGCCTGAGCAAAGAGGCCATTGCAGAGCTTGACGCCGCCAAGCTGGAAATGCTGGCGACGGACTTGGAATTGCAGGCCATCAAGGCGATGGACCGCAACCTTGATCAGCAGACCTACGACGCCCTGAAAAAGCAAGCCGCCGCGTACCGCGAGCTGGGCATTGCCAAGAAGGGCGGCGCGGCCAAAGAAGCCGCGCTCGAGTTGGAAAAGGCCAATGCCGAAGCAGCAAAGAAGGCGCAGGAAGATTGGGAGCGGGCATCTGAGCAGATCAACAGCAGCCTCACCGATGCGTTGCTGCGCGGCTTCGAGTCCGGCAAGGACTTCGCCAAGAACCTGCGCGACACCGTGGTGAACATGTTCAAAACGATGGTGCTGCGCCCGGTGATCAGCGCCATCATCAACCCTATCGCGCAGGGCGTGTCTGGCATGGTCGGCGGCGCGATGAACTCCATTGGTCTGGGCAGCGGCCCGGGCAACAGCCTGCTCGGCACCGCCAGCAATGCCAACAGCCTCTGGAACATGTTCAGCGGCAGCGGCTCTGGCATCAGCGGCATTGGCTACAACATGATGGCCGCGCTGCCGGGCTCTGTTGGCTACGGAATGCTGCCCGGCATGACCGTGGGAAGCCAGCAAGCTGCCATGCTCGCCGCGCAGACGCAGGCGTTCGGCGGCGCTGGTTTGCAAGCCACAGCCGGCGCGGCCCAGACGGCGCAGGGGGCGTCGTGGATGGCCGGCAACGCCGCCGGCATCGCGGCCGTCGCCGCCCCGCTGATCATCGGCTCCCTCATCGAGCGCAATTCGCGCGACCGTTTCAGCGGCGCTGCCTACGCCACCTCGGGCGGCAACGACCCGTTCGTCAACACCGTCGCCGGCTCTACTGGCTTCAACTACCTGACCGGCGACCTGCCCGACCGCGCGGCCCTGATGGCGCGGCTGGAAGAGTTGGGCGCGCCGATGGAGGCGATCTCCGACTGGAACGACCGCGCGCTGCTTCGCCTGATGGAGTCGGCGGCCGCTGACAACAGCGAGTTCGGCATCAACTGGACGTCGCGCGTCCGCGACATGCGCGACACGCCCGACTTCTACCGGGGCGCCGGCTACGCGCACCCCGAAGAGCTGGGGTGGTGGAACAACAAGGACAACGCGAACCTGTCCACTGACCCCGCGCTGATCCAGGCTAGCCGCGACATCGCGCTGTCCATCATCGGCCCGCTCGAAGGCATCGGCGCGCTGATCGGCGATGAGGCCGCCTACCGCGCGACGGTGGGCTTTGCCAACCGAGGCGAGGGCAATGGCCTGTGGGCGGG